GGCGCTGACGCGGCGGCCTGCTGGATCGAGGAGATCGGCGTCCCCGCCCACCCCAAGCTGAAGTCGATCTGGATTGAGAGCGTTGCCGCCCAGTCGCTGTTCGCGCCCTGGCTCGAAGAGCGCGGCAGGATCAAGGGCATCAAGATTCGCGGCCAGAAGATCGGCAGCGGCGCGCTGGCCTATCGCCTAATGAGCCTCCAGACTGCAATGCGCAAGGGTTACCTTGTTCTCCCCAAGGACTTCCCTGGCCGCAAACTCCTTGTCCAGCGCCTCATAGAGTATCCTTTAGGTGACAGCGACGATCTCATCTCAGCGCTTGCGCTCCTCTCAACGATGACGGAGCGGCGCGGCCCCCTTCCGGGGCTCCCAATGACCGAACAAATCCCTTACAATGTGGGCATCTGGAACCGCCCCCCAGCCGATGGCGGCTGGCCTGGATAGCCGTATGCCCAAACCCTTCATGCTTGAAGAAGACGCAGCCCAGCAGCTAGCTGCGCTGGTCGCCTCCTCGATGGACACGCTCGGCGCTCCGCTCACGGGCAACGAGCGCCTCATCGCCGACATCTACACGGGCCGCGATCCTCTGGGCGCGGCTGGCGCATACATCGGAGAGCAGGGCATCCCGGCGCACCAGCTGAACCACCCGACCGAGATCGGCTCCTGGCGTCCGCCCCAGACCACGGCTAACCTCTTCCTCTCGCGCATCCGTCAGATCGTGGTCAACCTGACCCCCGGCGTCCCCTCCTTCCGTGTCAAGGCGCGGGTCCCCGGCTCCGCCCACCTCGCCGACAAGCAGAACCAGCTGACCCGAATTATGACCGACCACGGCCACCTCCGGGAGGCCATGCGCAAGGCGGCATTTACCGGGCTGCTCAGCCCCTACTTCGGCGCGAAGCTAACCTTCAACCGCAAAGAAAAGATCCCCTACCTCCGCACGAAGTACGAGGCGGTCGAGCCGCGCGACTGCGGCTACGAGCCCTTCCACCGCCGCTTCACTTGGCACGGCTACGACATGCAGTACGGCGACCTCCCCGACCATTGGCGTCCCGACCACGAAGGCCAAGAGGAACCGAAGCCTTGGTCGGTCGTCCGCGTAACCGAGGTCTACCATGACGGCTTCCGTCATGGCGCGCCCGAGAAAGCCTTTGGCCGCTGCCCGATGTCGATCTTCGTCGCGCTCGGTGCCGCCAAAGAAACGGCCAACCTGAACGAGCCGCTCTCGGCGCACAACGACAGCAAAGAGCGGCTGGGCCAGTACATGACCACCGAGAAGCTCCCGGCCTGCCCCTTGGTCTTGGCTAACTTCCTCGACCCTGCGCCCAGCGAGGATGTCCCTGCCTCTGAGGTTCTCTCCTGGATCCCGCTAATGCGAATGATCGTCCAGACCCTTGTCCAGATCGACCGCGAGATCCGCACTCTCAATAAGACGGTCCTCTACGACAAGAACGCGATCAGCGACGACGCGCTGCAAGTCGTCAAGCATGTTGCCCCTGGCGGGACCGTTTTCGTCGGCGTTGACCCTGATGACTCCGTGCGCGGGGTCAACGCCACGATGCGTCCTGTTGAGCAGAGCGCGGTCCTCGGCGAGTACCTCGCGGCGCTGAACACCTACATGCGTCTCTTCGACGATGTAACCGGGGTCGCGCCCTCTGATCGTGGCGTCCCCGCCAACCCCCGCAAGTCGGCGACCGAAGCCGCCGCCATCACGGACGCATCGAGCCGCCGCAACCAGGACCGCCTCGAAGTCATGGCCGGAATGTGGACGCGCCTTGCGCAGGCGGGCTTCAAGTTCCAGCGCGAGATCTTCGGCGAGCAGATAGACATCCCGCTGGCCAACGGCGTGATCCGCACGATCCATGTCCCCGATCCGATGACGGCCTGCTTCTCTTTCGATGTGGACCCGGTTGAACTTGGCCACCTCTCAAACCAGGGCGACATCCAGGCGCTGATGCAATGGCTCACGGTCACGACTCAGACGCAGCAGGCATTCGTCCAGGGCATCCCACGCATGACGCGCGAGGCGCTGCGCCGCCTTGGCAACGCGATGGGCATCGAGGACGCCGACCTCTTCCTCGACGCGCCGATCCTCGAACTCGGCCCTGAGGAGCGCTACATCCGTCACCTCCAGACGCAGGCCCCGATTGCGGCCTACGAGGACGACCAGCACGACATGTACATCGCCTACTACTCGAAGATGCAGGAGGCTGCGCTTGGCCGGGGCGACGACGAGTATGCGCTGATGGAGCTTCGCCAAGCTATCGACATGCACCGCGCCTTCGCTGCGCGCCGTCAGGATGTAATCAACCCTGGACAGATGGGTCAGGTCATCCCAGGAATCGGCGCTGGCCCCGGCGAGGTAGACAACAACATCATGGCTGCCCTCGCAACTGGCGGTATCCCCAGCGCCACGCCGCAGCCTAGCGGCGAGGCGGCGACCGCGCCCACACCCGCATCTTACTAGTGCCTGACTACCCCTATCTCTGTTCTTCCTGTTCCACCGAATGGGAGGTGACCAAATCCGCCGCCGACTGTCGGCGTCCTGAGCCTTGTCCTTCCTGCGGCCTAAAAACCGCAGACCAGGACTATGGCGCTAAGTCCATCGGCGGTTTCGTCAACCGCGAAGGTGCTTGGTCTGAGGGCAAAACGGTCGTCCAACTTCACCCCCACCATCCTGACCGGATGGTGACTTCTAAAACGCAAATGGAAGGAGTTTACCGTAAACACGGTATCAGCATGGATACGGGCCACTTTGAATCCAAAGAGGCCCAAGTCAATGCTACCGTGCCACGTAGACAGCGCGTTTCCCCCTCTGTCGATACCTCAGACACGGTATGTGGCGGAATTAAGGGTAGCGGCTGAGCGTGGATTACCGCATACTGCGGTCTCGGGAACTTCCTTCAGAAGCCTTTGCCCAGCGCAGGTAAATCTGAGGAGAAGCCGAAATGACTGAGACAGATAACCGAGTTCCCGACAGCAACGACAATGCTGCACCCCAACAGGAGCCTGTAGCCGAGACCGCCTCGGCTCCGGTAGACCTCGCGGCGGAGGCTGGTCAAGCGGCAGCGGCTACGCCGCAGCCAACGGAGGGACGAGTTCGTTCTTTGGATGATCTAGATGTCGATGGCGCAGTACGCGCGCAAATCGAGTCCTATGTCAGCAAGTCCGTTAACGAGGCCGTCACTAAACATGACGAGCGTCAGCAGCGGAAGCTGGACGATGAGGGTTTTATGAACAAGGCCCAGATCGAGCAGCTGCTGGAGACTAAGGATGCCGAGTACGCCCGACGAGAGCAGGCTAAGGACACCTTCCTTACTGTTCTTGGAACTGAGGGGATCGCCCCTGGTTCTGAGGACTACGCGAAGGTCCAAGCCTACTATCAGAAGGCGGTTAACGACGGCAACATTACTCCCCACATCTTGTTGTCAGAGGCAGGCATTCGCACTCTTACCGTAATGGCTGGAGTAGGTACTACTTCTGCGCAGGCGGCTGGACCTCGGAGCGGGTTGACGAAAACGGCACCCGCGCCAGATGGTTCTGTTGTCTTTGCAGACGGTACTACTCAGCTAAACGTAAAGGCTGAGGATGAGCCGACACTCGATGAGCGCGTCCGCCGCGCAGTAGGCAACTCGGTCAATCCTTCATCTTGACCTGAAGTGCCGCCAGGAGGCGGCTAACTCCCTATGGCTATTCCCTCTTATAATCAGTCCCTTGATACTATGGTTTCCACCGCGTTGGAAACCTATAGCAAGGACCCGATTAACGCGCTCACCGATTCCGGTGAGAAATTCCTGAAGGCCGCTGCCACCAATGGCCGCGTCTTCGTCGTCAATGACGCTGAAACTGTTCGGCACCCGATTCTCTACGGACATGGCGAAGACTCTTCGCTCTATGTGCCCGATACGGTTTCTGGAACCGCGACAGTAAACAACTTGGGCGCAGCGGCGTCCGAAGTCCTCACGCAAGCTCTCTTCTTCATGCAGGCAGGTACGCGGAACATCAACTTCCCTCAATCCCAGCCTCCTGGAAACCTTATCGACTATGTTTCGACTGTCGTTAAGGCGAACATGATGAAGATCTTCAACGAGGAAGAGGTCTTGTTCACGCAAG